GTCGTGCCTTCAAGCGCATCGACCCCAAGCGCGGTGGACGGCCCGCTTTCGATGAGGTCTTCATGTTCAAGATCCTGGTGCTCCAGTGCATCCATGACCTCAGCGAAGAAGCGACCGAGCTAGCGGTGATGGAGCGTCTGACGTGGCATCGCTTCTTGGGCGTGCACGTCGGCAGTCGCTTCCCGGACAAGAACACGATCTGGCGCTTCAAGCAGGCGCTCATCGACGTCGACGTGTTCACGGCGTGCTTTGAAGCTTTCTTCGACCAGATCGCTGCCCAAGGGGTCCGACTGGAGAGCGGCAAGATCGTTGACGCTACCATCGTGGAGGTCCCGGTGCAGCGGAATTCGCGCGAGGAGAACGACGTGATCAAAGACGGCGATGTTCCCGAGGACTGGCAGCGCCCCGGCAATGAGGCCAAACTGCGGCAGAAGGACACCGATGCATGGTGGACCCGCAAGCACGGCCGGCGGTACTTCGGCTACAAGAACCACGCCAAGATCGACCAGCGCACCAAGTTGATCGAGTCGTGCGCCGTCACGCCGGCCAATGTCCACGATTCGCAGGTCCTCTTCGATCTGGTCGAGGAAGGAGACGGACGTCTGTATGGCGATAGCGCCTATCACAGCGAAGCCACGAGACGACGATTGCGGGAAATGGGGATCCAGGACTGGACCATCACGCCCAACCGGCGGAACCGTCCGTTGAGCGATCAGCAGTGTGCAGCCAATCGCACCAAGAGCCGCATCCGAGCGAGGGTGGAGCACGTCTTCGGCGCTGTCACCACGGCGTTGGGCGGGACGCATCAACGCTGCATCGGTTTCACACGCAACGCTGCCATGATCATTTTCGGCAACCTCGTCTACAACATGGACCGACTGCGATGTATCAGGCAGGCTGCGTAGGGCTACTGTGCCCTGACGCAGTCGGAATTGGTCGGAATGACCGATTACGGCCGATATGTTCGGAAAACCGAGGCTGAATTTCACGAAAATATTGCAGATCGGGGAAGACGTGGCCTCAGAGCCTGATATTGAGATGTGCCCATAGATCTCATTCCGGGTGATTCGCGTGGTCGCCTCCATGAACCGGTAGCGGTCGGGCCAGTCAGCGCGCTCGGGGGAGCGCGGTGTTCCTGTCTCGAACGCGTACCACAGGAGGGCCAGACGGTCCAAGGTCCGCATGGTGAACTTGATGCCTCGCTTCGTCTTCTCGGGACTGCCGACGAGACCGGTCTGCGCATTGACTTTGAAGGCTTGGTCCGGTGTCCCCTGGCCAACGAGTGTAACGATCAGCTCGCCATCCTGAATCGACCAGATTGCACCCATGTCGGTTACGACCTCGTCGATCGCATCACGGACCGGTCCAGCCACGGAGTAACCTTGCGGGTAGTCGATTGACGGCAGGTTGCTCGGAATGTTGCCGATCTCGATGGGCATGGCTGCGGCCAGCCTTCGCAGGAGTGCGATCGAGTCGAGCGGAGGAGTGTAGGACTGGAACAACGAGCCCGACTGGTACACCAAGCGGCCATCAGCCGCCTCGATCGTCGCGATGATGTCTCGCCCGTCCGGTTCCACCTTTACGTCGTCGATGTCGCCACGGAAGACGAGGTCCGGGTCTCCGTAGCCGGCGAGGACAAACACCACAGCTCCGTCAGTCTCCAGGAGTGAACGGCTCGTTGGGGACAGGTTGTAGATCTGCACCTTCGCCTTCGATGGCTTCTTGCTGTCGGTCTTCGTGATCGAGAACTGGGTGCGCAGACCTTCGAAGCGAAAGCCGGGGGTGCCGGGCTTGCCCACAATGACCGCCACACGTCGACCAAACTGTCGGATGCCGCCAAGGCTCATGGGCTCGGGACCGTGGTCAGATTCAGGCTCGTGGTGGGTGGAGGAGTCAGCTCGTCGGAGGTGAAGTACAGGAAGCGCACACGTCGCCCCAGATCGGGCAGTGCTGCATCTGAGTTGTCATCGTCCAGTGACAGGCACACAAACATGCCAGGGACGTAGCGAGGGTCCTGACGCCTTCGTCCGAGCGGAAAATCGTTGACGAGACGAACTCCCTGGACGATTGCGAAGTCGTTGTCATCCGCAATGTCCACGTACCAGGACTGGCTGCGACGATTGAAGTTGATCACCATGCGGTACGTCACCCCTTCCCACTGACAGGTGTAGGTGTAGTGGGGCGTATCGACGAAGACTGGAACACGGAAGATGGTCATGGCACGAGGTGGTTGAGGTCGCGGGTGTCCTTCTCGCGCGCCTTGGTTTCTTCGGGCCCTTCCTTGGGGCCGGTCGTGGCGGCAGCCACTGTGATACTGGTCTGTGTGGCGGCTCCTCCTGCAGCTGCCCCCTCTCCCGACTCGGTGGCGCCAGCGCCAGCCAACCCAACGTTGATCTGCTCAGCCGTTGCAGCCTTCGCTACGGCTTCAGGATTCTGTCGTCCAGCACGTCGACGTTGTTGTGCAGGAGGGATGTCCACAGTCTCGGTCGTCGTGAGCTTGACCTCCTCGAAGTCGATGTTGATCTCGAGGGCCTGACCCGAACGTGCGGTCCGGGTTGGGGCAACGCGAGTCAGGACCATGTTGTCGTAGACTCGGAGCCCGGTCACAACCTGGAGGAGCTCACCACGACGCTTGACGTCGAGCAGCTCCAGGTACAGATCAAGGTCCCGATTCTTGGCCATCGGGCCCTGCTCGGGAAGTGGTGAGTTGGTCAGGCCCACGACCAGACTGAGCCGAGCGGGAAGGTCCTGGACGTGATCGGTGATGTCGGCTCCGTCCTCGACAGGATGACGGGTGACTTCAGCCTCGTCGGTGGGCGACTCGGAAAAGCCGGCATCGAAGGTGAACACGGTTCCGTCCCCTTCCGTGATGACGGGTCCGGTAAGTGCGCGTGGTCTAAGGACAGTCGTCTGTGCCATCTACTGGAGCGCTCCTTCGGTGTTACGATTGGCATCGGCCAGCTGATCCCTCAGTGCCTGACCGACGCTGTTGGAGACTGCCGCAGCTACCTCGTTGGGCGAGCCGCCAGGCTGATTGGCGAAGTTGAGGATGATCGAGCCAACCGACGCATTCGAGGTGACTGTGCTCGCAGCTCCAGCAACAGATGGGGCACCAAGAGGAGTCGGGCCGGATTCGATGAGACCGAGCTGTCGAAGCGTTGGCGTGACGCCAGGAGCGATCGACTCGAGCCCGGGAGCGAGCACATTGAGGGACTTACGAAGTCGGTCGATAACGACCTGTACGCCATTGAGGAAATTCACCCATCGGGCAGTGGCCTGTTCGAAGTCCCCAGTCACGAAGGCGATCACAGCACGCAGGCCCTCCAGCTGCACCTGCAGGTTCAGAAACTGCGTTTGGACGATACGAGCAGCTTCGGTCAGACCGCGTCGGAAGCCGGTGCCGAAAATGAACACGATGCGCAGGAACTGCAGCCACAGGCGAATCCATTGCGCCAGGCCTCGAATGAATTTGACGAGCTCGGGTGTCGCGGCTCGAATCAGCGAGGGCAGATCTTGAGTGTCTTCATCCACTCCCAGGAGTGCTGCCAACAACTCACCCAGCGCGTCGGCAGTCTCCCGGATCTCGGGTTTGAGCGCCTCGAAGTCCAGCAGAATTTGGGGGAGCAGTGCAGCCACGGTCTCTATGAGGGCAGGTCGCACACCTTCGAGATTCCCGACGATGAAGTCGACGAACTCCCGAACCGCCTCCGAGTTCTCGATACCGATGAGGTCACCAATGACCGAATCACGACCAGCGAGAAGGTTCTGCACATCGCGCACGACAGCGAGCAGGTCCTGCATTCGGTTGGTCGCATCGATCATCCGGTCGGTCAGGAAGTTGGTGGCCCCTCCGAGGACCTGCCCGAGCACACGGGCTGTTTCGTCACCCTCTCCTTGGATGTTGAGCAGGCTGGCCAGGAACCGACCGAACGTTTGATTGAACCCTGCCTCTCCGACCGCGAGCAGGAACAGCTGCACGTTATCTTTGACGTTGGAGATTTGCCCGCCGAGGGTTAGCAGCTGTTCGCCAATGGCGCCTGCGAACTGTTGATCTCCAATGGTCTGAAGGAAGCGAACAATGTCAGCAGAATTGTTCTTGATGACGGTGGTAGCGCCACGGAAGGTGAACGCGATGTTCTCGCCCTGACGCTCCGTCCGAATGTTGAACTCACGCAGTCGCTCGAACTGGCCACCTGCTGCATCCAGCACAGCCTCGATGAACTGCAGAAAATCCTTTTGCGTGGCAGCTGCGGTGTTCCCGAAGGAGGTGAGAATCTCCTCCGTCGGCTCGATGCCGGCACCCTTGAGCTTGATGAACGCTGCAGTGACCTGATCGATCTCGAACGGGGTGGTCGCGGTGAAGCGCTGGATGAACGCAAAGGCGTTCTGGGCTCCTTCGGCCGAACCGGTGACTGTTTTGAGCGATGCCTGTAGGGACTGAAGCTTGACGTTGGTGTCAATCAGGCCGCGGACGAAGCGCGCACCACCGAGGACGGCGAGTGCTCCACCAGCTGCGACTGCCGCCACACCCAGACGGCCCACCGTGCGGATCACGTTCCCAACCTGCTGGTCGTAGCGGAGCAGGTCACGACTGTCGATGCGGTACCCGAGACGGGTGATGAGCTCACGAACAATCGGCACTACACACCTCCAGGCTTGGTGACCTCGTCCAGATAATGGACGGCCTGCGCCTGGATCTCAACTGCCAGTGCGTAGCGGAACAGGTCGCGGGTGGACCAGCGGGTCTCGATCTCACATAGACTTCCCTTGCCATCGAGCACGGGTCGCCAGATGAGCCAGTCTATGCCGAGCGCTTGCCCTTGTCCGGCGATCTCGGCGATTCGCTTTTGGACTCCGGGGGGGCGTTTGGCCCCCTGACGAAAGGGAGCGACGCACCTTGGAAGATGTCCCCGAAGTTGCACTTCACCACCCAGTACACGGCCCTGAACAGCTCCATGTAGTTGGCCTGGTAGGCGTTATCGAAGGCGAAGCCGCCGGACAGCTCCATGTTGTCGCGTCGGGTGTAGCGCAGACACTCCTGGAAGATGTCGATGTTGTCGCCAAGGTTCGTCACCAACACCTCGAGCGCCTGGCCCAGTGGCTGTGCGTCGAACTTGTCATCGAGGAGGTCGTCGACCCCTTCAGGGAGCGAGCCGTGCTTCTGGAAGGCTGCCAGGACCAGTCCGAAGGGATGAGCGGCCTGGGAGAGGATGCGCTGCATGAGTCGCAGCCCCTCTCTGCCCGGGTGTTCCGTCATTACGTAGACGTGCTCGTTGCCTTCCTTGTCCTGGATGATGGTCTCGTGGGATTCGCGCATATGTCCTCCTCCAAACAACAACGCCCAGCCGTCTGGGGTTGGCTGGGCGTCATTGCGTTTGCTGATGCCATTTTATGGCCCAGTCACTTTACGGCGTCGGGGTCTCATCTGGCAAGCCGCCGAAGTCGGACAGAATCTCCGAACAGATGAACTGCCACTCCATCACCTGCGCCTCGCGGCCGAAGGTGTAGTCTGGTGGACGCTGGACGTACGCTGAGCGGACCGTGACTTGCGCAGCGCCATTCTTCTCGGTAATCGAGATGGCCACCTGTCGCTTCGCTGCCGCGATGTCCGAGAACACTCGATTAAGGAGTGAGCCGAACTGGAGGTTGAAGGTGATCGTCCCCGACTTGTCATTGAGTGCGGAGAACATCACTTCGCCATCAGACCCTGCCTGGGCGGAGTAGTCGTCCGAGTTGCGTGCGATGACCACCGCATCGCCATCGCCGTAGCCGTGAACGATCGTACCGTCGACAGTAACGTTGACATCGTTCAGGTTGTACGTCTTGGCGCCGCCTCGTGTGGTGGGTGCCATGGCCTATCCTCCTCAGCTCGCGATGGTCACGAAACCGTTGATCGTCGGAAAGTGAACGGCGCCTGCAGGCTCAACTGAGAAGCTGAGCGTGACGCGCCTGGCCGCTCGATCTGCGGCACTGACGCCCGCCAGTGTCGGGACGGACATCTCGAGAGTGTTCTCAACGAAGTGATCGATCTTGACGCCCTGGTCAGCTCGGTTGCGGATGAGCGCAGCGAACACCTCGAACCCGGCTTCGGTGTAGGGCACCTTCTCGCCACGGTTGGCGTAGTTGATGAGCGTCTGTGTGACATCCTCGGCCAATCGCGCAGACAGCCAGTCCGCGGTGGTGACGATGTCAATGAACTCTCCTGCGGCAACTTTGCCGTCGGAGGTGACCCCCGTCCCCTTCGCGGTCAGGTAGGTGTTGCCGTTCTTGCCACGCAGGTTGGCCAGTGCCGTTGAAGTGATCGCATTGTCGTTGGCAGTGACTCCGACCAGACGCACATAGGCCCAGGTGGTAGCCGCCTCGTCAGGGTCGACCGTGAGTCGATTGGCGCACAAAGCGACATCGAGAAACTCAAGGTTGTCACTGTGCCACCAGTAGCTCGTTTTGGCGTAGCCGAGTGCCATCAGGGTCGAGGCGATGTCGTCGTTCGCTGTGGTCAGGACGTCGGCGTCGTTCGACTGGGCGATAAAGAGTCGCTCGTTCGCCTCAGCGAAGATGGCAGCCTCTTCGATGTCCCAGTAGTCGCGCGACTCGAGCACGATACCGTACCAATCTTGATCGACCGCGAGGATGGCCTGCAGCTCATCGTCAACGGTGACAGCAGGAGTCGGCGTCGTAGCAGCACCGGCAGCCGAACCTGTGGCCACGTAGGTGACTCCGAGAGGCTGTCCGGCGTTGTCGGCGTCGATGTCGAAATCATCGCCATTGTCGGTTAGCGTGACTGGCAGACCGGCAGCATTGATCAGGATGATGAGCGCGTCGACGATGTCGGCATTCGTCTCGCCACCCGGAGTCGTGTGAACGAAACTTTGCCCCAGGACTGTGACGGTGTGAGTATCTGTGGCCACTCCTGGAGCTGTGATGTCGACGTTGGAGTTTTCTGCGACTGCGCCATCGACACGACCGACCGCAACTTCAGTGGGCCGAAGGAGCTGAGCGAAAGCCGCAGTGACGCGATCGATCAGAGCAGAGCTGAGATCGGCATCGTTTGATGCTTCCGTCGGATTGCTGTATCGACGAATCCGCTCAGTGAAACCTGCCGTCATCGTGTCGCCAGCGATGAGCATCGTACCGAAGTTCTGCTCGTCCACCGGTGGCGAATCGAGCGCGATGTTCACCACGATGTTGCCGTCGAATGTCGCCATGTCACGTCTCCTGGAAGATCACTTCGTCGATGAACTCGGCTGCGTAGTCCACCGTCTGCGCCCAGCCGAAGCCGAAGTCGGAGGTAAAGCGAGGCACTGATCGGGTTCCGGCCAACTCGGTCACGTCCACAGTATCTGTTGACGATCGGATTGCCAAGGAGGAGGCCGACAGTGCCTCCTGTACGTTGGGCAGAAACAGCGCAGTCCTGATGCCCTCAATCACCTCGCGTGCCGTCTTTCCGAAGGCGTCGACCTGACAGGTTCCGGTAAACTGCTGATGGATGTGACCACGACAAGCCGTCTCAAACGACTCATCGAGAACGCGATGCGTGGCAGGCTCGAAGTGTTCACGCCCAAAGACGATCACCTGTAGCTCCACGTACCGCGCCCTTGGTCTAGGGCCATTGCTGTTGGCGAACCGAACCTTCCAGCCGGAAGGTATGCACAGAAGAATCCAGTCCCGCAGGGCGTCTTCGTAGGGGGTGCGCTCGACATTCTTCTTTGTCGCCATCACTCCTCCTCGTCGAGCTCCTGCTCGATCAGGAAGTATCGGTAGTGCTGGAGTCGCATGCCCGCAGGAGTCGTCATGTAGTTGGCGGTCGAGAAGACGAGCAGCTCGATGTCACGTCCCAGGATCGGATCTGTCCAGATCACACGGTCGGCACTCGTCTGTTCGTAGATATCGACGACACGAAGGATCGTTCTCGTGTACAGCTTCCATCGAGCACGGGTTCTCCACTCCTCCGGAAGCTGTTGAATCTCGCGCTGTTGAAGCGGCTGGATGACCCCACGGAATCGGGTGACAGTGGAGCTGCCGTCGATAAAGTCTCCGGTATCGTCGTCTCCCTGAGCGAAGCGTCGAAGCCGCAGGGACTGCTCGCCCAACATCCTCATGCGATCACTCGATGACGGATCGCGTTGCGCATTGCGCCCGTCTCAATGAGCGGGTTGTTGAATCCCTTGGATGCGATGGTCGATGGGGCGTTGGGAGGAGTACGCAGCGAAGTGATCTTACGCTTGATGTCACGAGATTGTGTCGTTCCGAGCTTGTTGAGCATTCGGGTCAGTGGCACTCCTGCCAACATGGCCTGGTTGAGTCCGTCCTCGATGATCTGCTGGTAGCGACGACGGTTCTGGTCGAGGGTGCTACGAATGAAGGAGCGGGCGGGGATCGTCCGAGTACCGAACTCGTTGTAGAAGCCGTACTCGGTGATGGCGGCATTATCGAAGAGTCCGACCTCGACTCGACCTTGTCGGTTGCGGAGCATGGTCGAGAGCATGAGCTGCCATCGCGCTTGCCTGACCGTGACTTTGGAGATGGCGCGAACCTTCGGCATGGCGGCAAAGGTAGCACTGGCGACAGTCAGAAGCCAATCACCAATCGGTGGTGTGACCAGTACGTCTCCTGGATGAACGCCAGTCGGTTCTGGTCGGAGACGAAGTTCGTCCAGTCGCGCTGCCAGTCTCCGATTCGCTCGCGAGCAACACCTTCGGGTGGAGCGTTCAGGCCCAGCTCAACGAACTTGACGACGCCAAGTTTGACGTCGGCCGGAATCTCCTCCTCAACCAACGGGTCTGTCCACAGGCTGGGCAGCCAGTGATCGAGCCGCTGGAAGCGCTGGATGTCGGGACTGTTTTTGATCGGGTCGGGTCGCTCATTGAGGATGTCCTCAGTGAGCAGGTTGCCTGGCCAGTTCACGAAGTCGTCGAAGTTGATCTCGGGGTTCAACTCCCAGAACGGGTTCTGCATGTAGTGATCGGCAGCGGCCTTGCCGGCGTCGATCAACAGACAGATGTAGTCGTCGTCAGTGTCGTCGTCAGCGGGGATGCGAAGGAACTTCTTGACGTCCTCCATCGTAAGACGGAGTCGATCCTGCACTGCGGTGACCTTGGCAGGGACCGTTGTCGTCATTCATCGTCCTCAAGTACACGTAGGGCCTTCGCCAACAGGTCATCCCATCCGGACGCCTTGATGCCGTACCGCCTCTTGAGGATTTCACGCGCGGCCTTGTATTCACCAGCCTCACGCATTCGACGAAGCTCGCTCATGGTCAGCTCGGGAGTGTTCTGCGCACGTTTGGCCTTTATCGGGTTGAGCGGGGCTCGCGTACTGGCATTGATCCGCATGGCCACGGCGTCCTTGCCATCACACCACGCCTGCGCGACCCACTTCGAGACATGATAGGTCTCGCCCTTGTTGAAGACTTTCCGGGATGTCTTGTGACGCTGGAGCATTTTGACTGCGACCTTCATCTGTCCTCCCTCTTGAGGTGTGGCGGAGTGATGCTGACAGGAGCACCTTCCTCGTCAATGATGCCCTGGTCAAGCAAGCTGAGCATCACCCACTTGGTGACGACGATCTTGCCACCACGAGGGTGCTTTCGGTACGGCTTGGCGAGTGTGACTTCGTAGCGCATGCTGCCTCCCTGACTCCTGGCAAGGTACACAACGACAAAAGCCCGGCGCAAGGCCAGGCTTCCATCGAGCGCGAAGGGGTACGTTCGCGCTTAGTCGAAGGTGATGCTCAGGAGGTTGGGGCGTCCACCGAAGTTGAGGGGTGTGGCCAGAACGTGAACTGTCTCTCCCGATCCGCCAGCAACGTCAGTGACATCAACGACGGCGGTGCCACTGGCATCAGTCTGGATGACCATGGCAGGACGTGTGTCCGAGCTGACCGCTGTTCCTGTGGTCACGCCTGCGGTGAACGCTGCGGCTGCAGCGAGTTCGGCGTTGTCATCGAGGAGCTGAAGCAGGAAGGTTCCCTGTTCGGCCACATTGTCCGATGCCGCACCTGCGTTGCCTCGGAGCTGCGCAGTGACCTCGATGACGTCGGCTGCCTCCGCTCCTGCGGTGAGGTGCATGTAGGGATGAAGGGCCGAAACCTCGCGCTGTGACAGCTTCTGCAAAGCCTCGCTTCCGGAAGTGCCAGCCGGTGCACGAGCGTCCGCGAGCAGTGTGCCCTGTGCGTCGTTGTCGAGTGCCATTTCTCAAGCTCCAGTGAGGTGTGGTCGTACCCGGACTCTTTCAGGTTCCAGCTCCGGGCTCACTGGTGGACTTCTTCGAGCGGTCCAATACCCGAGCGTTACGGTGCGGCGTCGAAATCCACCGCCACGAAGGAGTCGGGACGCGTCAGTGTCTGCGTGATCCGCTCCTCGCCGAGGATGGCGACCATGTTCCGCGTGAAGAAGTCCTCGTGAGACTCCGACACACGAATCATCGCGTCTTCACGATCCCACAGCGACACACCGAGGTTGAATGCGCCCACGAGGGCATCACCGGAGTTCACTGCGGTCGTGACGACGACAGGAACTCGCCAGACGAGCGGAGCTGCACCTGCGCCAGGAGCGCCAGCGAAGATGTAGTGGCCGTCGGTGCCCTTGGTCGTCTCGATCTCCTCCCAGTCGGTCGGATGGACGATCACGCCCGTGACCGGGTAGTGGGCCAGGAAGGCGAGCGTCATGGCCCGACGGATGGCATCGAGCTTCGTGTCGCCCGAGATACCGGACGACCAGCTGTACGCCTGCGTGTCCGGATCGGTGAAGATGCCCTGGAGCTGATTGGCCGTGCCATCACCGTACAGAATCTGTCGCTCCTCTTCGAGGGCAAGGCCCTGAAGGAGTCGCAAATCGACATGCTGTCGAAGACCCGGAGCGTCAGCGAGAATCTGGCGCGATGCCGGAATCCAGTGCGCGAGCGTCTTGACGAGCTCGCTGAGCAGCTCCAACTCGATGTCGGACTTCGGCTTGAGCTTCGTCTCCGGAGTGAATACGAACTCGTCCGAAACTGCGAGCGTGCCAGATGCCTGTGCGTTAGCGAGGTTGGCGCTGAACGTGATCGTACCTGCCGAGGTGACCGGATCGGTCTCGGTGATACCGGCCACATCGATGACGAGCGTCTCTTCGTTACCACCGCCCGGATCGAGCGTGACGGACTGACCGACGAAAAACCCGTTGATGTTGTCGACCGCGATAGTCGGCTGGCCGGAAGCCGCCAGCGCCGTCAGTGTGGCAGCGAGCTGGTTCCAGCGCGTCTCACGGACGTACTCGACGGTGTTGGAGCTTGCCGGGAAGGTCGGAATCAGGTCCCGAATCGTGAGCGCGCGGAACTGAAGGTCCACGATGCCCGGAATCCGCTGTTGATCGACTGCCGCTCCACCAGTCGTCGTGGTCAGGTCCTTGGTCAGGAGCTGACGCTTCATGTGCTTGAAGAAGCCGTTGGGCACGGGTACGCCGTACTCGAGCTTCTTGCTGCCCCACGTGTGGGCCTTGAGCACCTCCTGGAAGTCATCGTTCCCAGCGAGGATCTCGCCAATTGTTGGCATTGGCTGCTCGGACGGACCATCGAGCAGTCGGCCCTTGGACTTCTGCATGTCCGTGATCTGCTGGAGAAGATCACCAAGTTTCGCCTCGACGGCGAGTACCTCGCTCTTCGTCTCCTCCGAGATCGACTTCTGCGACTGCAGCTCCGCATCGTACTTCTTGATGCGGTCATTGAGCTCGGTGACCGCATTGGCGAGCTGTTGCTTCAGCTCGAGTTCGGCGTTGTCTGCCTTGGGAGTGTCAGACATGATCTTCTCCGTCACTGGGTTGTGCCAACGCGGCAAATTGGTGGACAAGGTCCACGAGTTCTGGGTCGATTGGGCCGTCAGACGCTTTGGTCTTACACCCAGTGCATAGCACCGAAACCACCTCCCCGCAACAGGCACACTTGATCTGGTGGGCGTGGATTGGCTCGGTTTTGGTCTCGGCTGGGGGAGGAGCTTCAGACTTCTCCGGCTCGGGCTGAGGCTGGTCGATCACACCCAGGTCATCCACCGAGACATCCACGACCTCGTCGGTCGGGTTCGCCCCTTCGTATCGCTGGATGTTGGCAGTGGCACCGTCATCGGACAGGCTGATGACCAGGCCCTGTCCATTCTCCCAGGACACGAAGTCCTGGAGGCTGATTTTGGTCTTGGAGGGCTCCTGCTCAACATGCTTGTACAGGGGCACTT